CAATAACTTTCTCTCCACTGGTCTAGCTCTTGTTCATAATCTCCGTATGGTGTGTGTTTGATTGCTAACTGTTTAAGTCCATGTTTTCCTGGTTGTTCATCAAACATATAATGCATTAGCATTGTATCTTCAAATCTTGGGAACTTAAAGTTGAAATGATACTCAAACCATTGTAAATCGAACTTACTATTATGAAATACTATTCTTTTAGTATCAAATATCTTTTGCATGAGAGCTTCAGCTTCTTCGTCAATTGCCTCGCAGTCAACATAAACTCCATGGTCAGCTTCATAAGACATAGAGAATCCTAGCATATAGCCATCTCTACAGTATAAAGCAGAAGTCTCACTATCTAGTGCGACATAATCTTTCTTATCTGCTAGTGCTTTATTAAGATAAATCATTAGGTCACTTGTTTCTGTGATTCCATAACACTTATCCTCATCTAGCCTCTCTTGTTTAAGTTCTCCGCTTACGTATTTCGATATACTCTCGACTGCACGCTCGAACTCTGTCTTTGCTTCTGGTTTGAACTTAATCATTGCAGGATTAATTAAACCTAAAAACTTAGAATCGCAAACTTTTCCATTGAACTCTGTTACTGATGTCTTTTTTGTATACATTTTGAAAGCTTCTGAACCTACAAGAATGAGCCATTCGTACGCATCAGTATCGATTTCTATATCCACATCTTTTTTCAAGACTTTTTTGATACTGGAATTTGAGCATAGAGCAAATCGGTCTACCTCAAAATCAAAGTATCTATCCCAGTTGGTAGACGACATCTTTGTCTCTATTATTGCTACTGCCATTGTTTTAATTCCTCTAAAATTTGTTGTTTTGCGTCAGGAGTGAAGCACTCTGTTGAGCCATTGCCTACTAGTAATTCAGGTTCTGTTGCAAACTCTTTGTTGTTTTTAATAATTTGTTGTTCTATATAGTGGGCATGTCCCCAGCCTATGTTGTTTATTGTTAGTATTGTATCAAATTCATGCTCAGGAAATCGTTTCTCTGGAGTCTTGACAGTAATACCTATCTTTATAAATTCGCCAAAATCTAAAAAGTATAATGTTGAATCTTCTTTTCTTGCACAGGCTAAACAACCTATGTCTTTATCTGTCCACGCATGAAAATGATGAGTGAACTCATGTCCTACAGGGCATACTACTTTTATAGTATCTTTAGCATCTGTAGGTTCTTTTAATACTGTCCAAGATTTATGTATATCTGCTCTTGAATATTCAGTCTGACGATGATTAACCATTCTCTTAGCTTCGGTTTGCATATCGCACTGCTTGTAGTTTCTGTAAAAACCTTCTACATCATATAACTTTCTTTGTATCTCAAACCATTCATCTTGTAGTATAGGAGTTTTATCTTCTATGTGTGTTTTCTTATACTCAAATAGTATTGCCTTAGCTAGTGGATGCCATCTCTTTCCACCTTTCTCCCACAGGGACGGCTTATGAAAAGTCAGATTGTATTTCTGTTTAGCTTTTCTAATTGATACTGGCGTTCTTCCTAATGTATCTGAGCAGAACTCTACATCCCACTCTTGTTCTTCACAAAAAGTATAATCATACTCAGTCCACAATTCATTTGTAGACCTGTTAGTAGCACAATTTTTATAGTTATTCGCCATATAATTTCTTCTTAAGTCTCTCTATCTGGTCACGATTTAAGTTACCAGGATCTGTATTTAGTGGTAAAGTTACTATCCTTGCTGACATATCTAGCTTCTCAGCTAAACCTTTGGCAGCTTCTGCAGCTCTGCTTCCTGCTTCGTCTCCATCAAACATGATGTCAACTCCCTGTACTCCCTGCATTTTTAATAAAGATAGCTTTACCCAATTCACTTGTTGCGTTCCAAAACAGCAAACAGTATTCTTTAGACCTTTGTCCCATAAGTTGAGGGCATCGAATATGCCTTCTACTAGAATAACTCTGTTTTGAATTGGTTTCACCTTGGCAGGACAAAAGGGCATTTCTGCCCCGCCAGGATAGATATAGTACTTCGATTGTCCCATACCTGCTTCACTGATTAATCTTCCGATTAAGGCAACAGTTTTTCCTGTGATGTTACGGATTGGAAAGACAATTCTGCCTTCAAACTTAGGAGTGTTCCAAGTGAACGCATCCCATATCTGTAGAGTTTCCTCTGAGATATTTCTTAGCGGTCCACCTGCCCATCTTATTCTCTCCTTAGGTAATTGAATACCTACTGTTTGAGACTTGACTTTCGTAATTCCTTCACGAATACGATGGAGCCTTACTTCTAAAGGGCTAGAAGGTGCTCCATAGTATGTAAACAAATTTCCTTTAAAACCACAGGAAAAACAGTTGAATACGCCAGTAACTCTATCCACTCTCATACTTGGATTAGAGTCGTCATGTTCTGGGTTAAGGCATTTAACTTTAGCGTCTTTACCACTAAGTTGATAATGTATTCCTTTTTCCTGTAAAAGTTCTTCTGCTGTCATAATTATATATATTATATCAAATTTTTAACCCCGTGTCAAGGATTATTTTTGTTATGTGACTTATTATTTCCACTTATTGTCATCTTTGTTATGTTTCCATTTTAGTTTGTCACCAATGCGTTCGAACTCTCTCATATCCATACCACTTGGGTCAACCTCATGTTCGTAGTACCTAGACTTCCAAACTAGTTCTGCCATCTGGAACCAGACTGCTATTGATTTGTCTCTAAAATCTGTGTCTCCCCATAGGTAATATAAAAGCCACCACTCCTGATCGAAGCGGCAGACTCTTATTTCTTGGTTGTGTATCTCTGGAAGGTCCAGTGCGGCTCTCATTCGTTGAGAGCCAGCAATGGGGTACCAGTTGGGCATGCATAGGATGGGAGATTTGACCCCATGCTGCCTCAAGCTGTCTATTAAAGGTTCGTTAGGCGGAACATTTGCTATGTTCTCTTTTACTTTTTCTTGCTCTAACATCCAACCTATTGTTTTTACATACCACGTATGTGGTGGTAACGGTATTAGTTCAGCAGTTTCTCTACTTACTCTATCATCCGCCATCGTTCATCTCCTTGTATCTTTGTGTCCATTCATCTTCATAGATTAATCTAAATTCTTCTAGTGAAGGAATTGGTACATGTTCTAGTTTACTTACTTCTCTTATATGTCTAGTGTAAGCTATTAGTAATTGGTCTTCTGTGTATAGTATCATTTTGTTACCAAGGTACGTCGTCTACCTTTTCTCCTGTTCCCATGGTTTCTTTCAGCTCAGCTTTCTCGTCTGGGTCTAACGCAGTGTGAGGTCCAACCTTTAGTGTGCTCCAATTCATCTCACTCGTAAAGCCTGCAACTTTTGCATTTCTTCTTTTCTTACAAGAGAACTTCATTACATCCGACTGGTCAAAATGGTCAATACTATAAAAGGCATCTACAGCATTATCGACATTGGTTGAGAATTTAGCAGAACCGTCTGCTTTCGTTTGAATCGCTGTAACAGTAGTCGTGTCATACTCCTGTGCCAACTGTTTAAAATATTTAGATATTTCTATCTGTTCTGTCCAGTCATACTGACCTGCCTTCTGATTATTGCTTCTTTTTACTTGGTTGAGATAATCAATAATAATTACACCTGGATTATGTAACTTAGCTAGATTCTGTCTCACAACACTAGCAATTTTTGCTGTGGTGAGAGCTGGGTCGTAATAAATTTCTATTTGTGGTTTACTGTAGTCAATTTTATTTCTGACTAACTCTTTATGGAACTCTTTGAAGTTAGCTTTCTCTAAGTTATCATACTTAGATAATACTTCTTCTCCTTCGATAAATCTACCTGCCCACCATTCTCCTACTTTGTTCCATTCATGTGGTTCCAGATTCTGATGTATCAATCTGTTAGCATCTACTTCGGTTTCGATTGCTACTATTCTTTGTAGAATATCTTTACTGTTCATTTCTATTGTGAAATACAAAGCACTACGACCTTGTTTTCTTACTGTACTTGCAATATTACAACATACTAAAGACTTACCACCACCTGATGTAGCACCCAGCATGATAAGTTCGTCTGACTTGAACGAATACTCTAAATCAAAGTCTTGATTCAATCCTAGACTTATTCGTTTCTTATATGTTTCATCATCATCAAACAATTCAATAGTTTCCATACTCTCGTTTGCATCTTGAGTATCTACTTTATCTTCTACAGACACGACTATTTCTTGAAGTAAATCAATGTTTTCTCTTGCGTCTGATATTGCGATTTGGTTATCTATGTATGACTCGATTGAGCCTAAGATTTCTGATTGGGTAAATTGGTTCTTGAGATAGTCTAGCAATAAGTCTGCCTCGACATCTGTTTCCACAGTTTCGATAGCGTATATTTTCTCTTGTAATTCTGCAGAACGAACTTCTAGTTTTAGTTCTTCAAATGTTGGTAGATTTTTATATTTAGCTACATGCTTATCTACAATATTCCATAACTTTCGGTACTCTCCTTCAGGTAGGTAATGTTGTTTTAAGCCGTTCCAAGTATCAAAATCGCCAAGCGACAAGATTTGCTTCAGTAATGCACTTTCTAGTGTCAAATTGAATCTCCCAAGACAATTTAGTGGTTAAAAGATACGAAAGGCTCCGTAGAGCCTCTCGCGAAGGTGAAAAGGTTAGATTAACCTATTTCTTTTTTAGCTGCGCCATTGTAGTCGCTGCATTGTAGACCTCTTCTAGTAAGCATTGTTTTCACGCCTCTTACTGTTTTGCCGATTGTGTCAGCAATAGCATCTACAGTCATACCGTCGATGTCTAGGTCTGCTAAAGGATCAGCTTTGCTTGAACCTTTAGTTTCTTTTTGCTTAGGAATCGCGTTGATTTCCCCAGCTCTAAGAAGTGATAAAGCTTTTCCTCTGATAGAGTTCACACTTCTACCTAGGCCTTCAGCTATATCTTCAATGAAAGCTCCGTCGTTTACCATTGAAACGAATTGGCTTTCTTCTTCCTCGTTGTAAGACTTAACAGTCTCAACTTTAGGAGCAGGCTTAACATGTTCTGTTAACTGCATAGAAAGAATTTTACCTTGAATTGACTTAGCACTAAAGTGTCCGCCTTCAAAGTTTGCAGCGATATCTGCATATGTGTATGAGCCAGAGTTATCTGTCACGAAGTTACTTAAAGTAGCTTCTTGCTCATCTGAGAAAGACTTAGTTGCTGAAGCTGAAGCTAGTTCAACATCAAAACCCATCTTTCTTAATTTAGAACTTACAGACCTAACTGAAGTTTCTAGTTGTTCTGCAGCAGAAGCTACAGTTGCCTGTGATACAGGGCTTTCGTCACCGACAAAAGAAGTCAATTCTGAAGTTCTTTCGTCTGTCCATTTTGGTAATGCCATTTTATTAATCCTCTAATAAATGTTTTAGGTTAGTTATAATATTAACACCTCGGTCACGAGCTGTCTGTGTTTTTGCTGACTCGACTCCAGACTCATTAACCAGATGGGTCACGTCTTTTGTCAGACTTGATTTTACGACAAATCCATATTGACTAAGCACTTGCTCTGCATGAGCTTTAGTTTTGTAACTTTTAAGTCTACCACTAATACATACAACTCCTGAAACCTTTGTTTTTTCTAATATTTTATTTGTCCATTTGAAAGGTAGTGTGTTGTTGTAATCGTCTAGGTAGTATTCAGTTTCTAACCAGTTAATTAGATTAGTAGTTGCTTTCGGTCCGATGCCCGCTTCTGCACAAGTCTTCTCGCT